TTCAGTTGGTGTTTATCACCCACCGTTTGATTACAAGTGGATGGAATTAGCAACTGCAGGTAAATGGGAAGAATTGCAGGCGCTATGGAATGAAGCAACGGAGGTATTGCCAGAAATGGAAGAGCATGCAGTCTGCATGTTTGAAAATGGCGCAAGCGGTCTTGGCGTCGGTATCGTAGTAGAGAACGGCGTTTTAGTTGTTCATCACAAGCGTGGCGTGTGCTGGTTACCACCACGAGCCATGCGAGAATCTCAGTATCGTCGATTTGTGAAATGAGCAGCTTACTTCCATCTGATAAGTATCTTGCCTCGATGCTGGGGCTAACTGATGAGGAGTATTCCTGGTTTAAGGCTGAGGTGCGAAAGCGCAGCGCAGAAGCTCCTGAACCTGCTGTTATTGCAGGGCTTGAAACAGCCGCAATTATTGCAATCGCTAATTTAGTAATTGGCGTTGGCCTAACTGTTGTTTCGACGCTGCTAAGACCAAAGCCATCATTTGACCAAAACGAACCAGGCAGACCGCCCGAATTAAGGGCGACAAGTAGCGGCGGCCAAACAACAACACAGAACCAACGCTTTGCACCAAGATACGGCTTCAATTCAACGCAAGAGATTTCAACTTTAGGATCAATTATTCCGCTTGTTTATACAAATAAAGAAACGATTGCATCTATTATCTATGGCGGCGTTCGAGTTAATACGCAACTGCTCTGGTCGCAAATTTATAGCCTGGGTGGATCGCAGATGCTACGGGCGATCTTTCTGGTCGGTGAGGGACCAATAGCCGCTATTGAGCCCAGCAATTTTGCGTCTGGTGGCAATACTTTAACTAGCTATGACTTTGGCAATACAACTGCCAACCAGATTGGTTCGAGGATGGCAGTATACGCAAGATATGCAAGTGGTCTTACAACTCGTATTGCACCAGGAAATCACGTTTACGGGCGAAGTGCAAGCGAAGACGTAGGAAATAGCAGCAACTTAGCCGGTTCAGAAGTGTTTGGCGTTCGTGTCAGAAATGATATAACTCAGCATTTTTGCGCGACTCAGAAGCCAGCTAACCAAACAACATTTGGTGTGTACGCTTTTTGCGGCAATGATTTTGGGATGCGTCCTAATCCAACGTTTGAGCCGCAGGTACGGGCACAGCTGCTACCTGAAGGCGACGAGGGAAAGACTGAAGTTAAATGTGTATTAGACGAGGCAAAATACGCAAGCCGCAAAAAGGCTCAAGCATTTTATGGATCGCGCAGCGGGATCACGTCTTCAGGGCTGGGAGCTATCGGTGGCACAACCACTTATAAGCTTTTTTCTTCAAGTGACAAGGACACTATTTTTAGTCGTGACATTGAAGATCTTACAAATACAGGTTCATGGGTAATCGAAAAAGAGCTAATTACTGCAGAAACTCCAGCGGGTTATGTAAAGCAATTCGCCACAGGATCGGGCTACAGCAAAAAGGCTGTTTCTCGTTTCAAAAGCAGCAACATTGAAGATTTAGCTCAAAGCCTTCTAAACAGGCTGAGTGTAAGCATTACTGCAGTAGTTGTAGGCAATAGCGTTACTGTTGCATGGCCGGGAACTACCCAAATTGACACCACAAACGTAGCAGGATCAAATAAGGCATATATTGCCGTGAATATTTCTTTTAATAGCAGCGGTCTGGACAGCATTAGTAACAACAACGCAGTTGACACAGAGCTTGAATTACTCAAGGCAAGTAAGTTTAAGCTTAGATTTAAAAATGATCTTACCGCTGACGATCCCGAAGATGACATAAAAGTAGTTCAGTTTCACAAAATCCTTGTAGAAGACGACACCCAGCAAGAAATCGGGCTTACAACTCCTTCGCATTCAAGACCTTCTCTTTCTACAAACACAACAGACATCGACGGGACAACTGTTCTTACTAGTGCGTCACTAAACAGGGGTTCTGTTACGTTTTCACAGCTTGACGTTACAACATCTCAGGTGTATCCAAAGTTTAAATTTGATCGTAATACTGCGAGTTGGCAGGGTCCATCGACGACTAGCAACTCATTCACTTTTGTAAGTTGGTTTTCTATTAAAGACGCATATGTCGAGAAATGCAAGGACATTGCCTCTGTCGTCGCAGGCCGTCAACAAAGCTGGGATGATTCTATTGTTGTAGGAGAGTTGTATAAAATTGGTACTGGATTGGCAATTTGCACTAACAGAACCAATGGACCATTTAAGTCTGAAGTTGACGGAGCGACACTAACTGTTGAGGCAACATTCAAAACAGTCCGTACCGGAGTCGTTAGCACAAATAGTCAATCACAAATAGAAAAAGACGGCGACACATGGCTTAACCAGTCGCTTGCTGGTAGTGGTCCTGAGCCTCGTAATGTCGCGACAACTGATGGCCATATTATGCGTTGTGCTATTGCAAGCGTATCAACAACAAGGCCGTGTAAAACAGTTGAGTTTGGCATCAGATCTACCTTAGGCACACGTATTAACGGGCTAACTAATTTTGACACTTCCAAAGGTTATAACGAGTGCGATAACCGCGCGTGCTTGGATTACAAAGGGAATATTTTAAACGAAGGCACGGTTTTATACACTGACATACATTCTTCAAACCTTGTCTCAACAACTACTGAACGGTATAGTTTTTTCTACATTAGCTATCGAGTTGCCGGAACTTCTGGAGCATTTACCCGCCTAAATAACGCATACGGGATTCGGGGCGCAACGTCACAACAAATATTTAATTACATTCAGCTTGATATGCCTAGCGTCAAGCAATGGGAGTTCCAGATTGAACCGCTTACGGGATACGAAGTTCGCAATCATGTAACAAGTAATTTATACGTTTTAGACGCAAGTTACATATTTGGAACTACCCAACTGGTTTCGGAAACAGGTGGCATTAGCGTGCTGTTTACAGGCGTACAAATCACAAAAAGTGCAGACACGTTTGCGATCAGCATTGGCCGCAGACCATCCGCTGAAGGGCAATTAAACTACCCACAAACAGATGCAGATTTCAGCAACGGCGATACTTCGTTAATAGACACTTGGGGCAAATTGGCTGAAAGTTTTGTGTATGAAGAAATTACATCTTCTGCCGAGACAGGGCCAGAACATGAAATTGTTTACATTAATGAGATAGTACCAAACTCTACTCAAGCAAATTACGACAACCTCGCATTAGTAGGCGTTAACATAAATTCGTCAGTGGAATGGCAACAATTCAATCAATTTAGTTGTTACGTGACTGGCGGTAAAACCTGCCGTCAACTGCGAAGCAACTTAGCTGTAGGAGCAACGCATTTGCTTCCAGATATTGTGCTGGATTTAATGACCAACAGTACCTATGGGAGAGGCGATTTAATTACCGACGACATGGTGAATTTCCCTGAGTTTACAGCTGCAGCTAATTGGTGTTACTCCCGCAAATATTTCTTTGACGGTGTAATAGCTGACAAGATTAACATTCGTCAATGGTGCGCTGATGTTGCAGCAACACACCTGTTAATTTTTGGCGAGTCTGACGGCAAGTTTTTCCTGCGTCCAGCTCTGCAGTTCGATGCTGTGGCGATCACGGGCCTGTTTACTGCAGGCAATATCGTCGAAAATAGCTTCAAGCTTCAGTATTTTGATCCTGAAGAACGCGACCCGATCCAGGTGTCGGTTCGTTACCGCGAAGAACGCGCAAGCACAAACTTGGATAATCCAGGAATGTTCCCGACCGTTCGCGAAGTGTTGGTGCGTGAATCATCAGCGAGCGAGACGGTATCTCTAGAAACCATTGATATGTCTGACTATTGCACCAGCCGACAACATGCCATTGATGCTGCCAAATTTGTGGCCAGGATGAGGCGCATTCCTACTCATACTGTTTCGTTCACAACAACGCATGAGGGCGTTTTGATGGCAATGGCACCAGGCGATTACATCAAGGTCGGGATGGACGCTACTGAGTACGACGAGTTCAATAACGGAGTCGTAACGCCTGAAGGTGCATTAGTCAGCACAAAATCATTAGCTGATGGCTCATACGACGTAATTGCCTGGAACGGTGATGCCGATACAGCACCAGCGGACACCACGCTGGCTGTCAGTAACAGCGGCAAAACTGCAACACCTACAGGAGTTGTGTTTACCGTTAAGCTTCCCAGCACACAGGTTCGCACTTATCAGATTGAGCGCATAACGCCAACTGAAGAGGGCACGTTTACAATTGAAGCAGTACATATGCCAACCAACAGCTCAGACATTCTGGAGCTAGCAGATGGCTTCGATACCGCTGGAAACTGGAGCATTCAAGACTGATGGCGACAACATTCCCCAGCATTGCACCAACAAGACGCAGCTTTATTGCACCAACATGGCCCACTAAAACGCAAACTTCTCAATCCGGCGTGATCACCCGCAGGCTCTGGGGCAGCAGGCCGAGTAGTGCAAAACTTAGCTTGACATTTGGCAACGTCAACGACACCAACACAGCAGCAATCCTTAGCGCATACAACAGCGCAAAAGGTTCAGTCGATAGTCTGACTTTGCCGACGCAGATATTTGCTGGAGCGGATGCGACCTTGGAAAGCTGGCTGAATGCCAGTGCAACAGGGGCCGGTTTGCTGTGGTCTTTTAGCGAAGGGTCGTCGCCACAAGTTGAAAGCGTCGCCCCTGGTCGTTCCAATGTGACTGTTGAATTGACGGCAGAGCTTAGAATGAGCTAACAGGAGTACAAAATGGCAGTCACCAGCACAACAGGCAACTTTGCGATCACTGGGCTCGACTCGACAGTTGTGGTTCGTGACGCAAGCATTGATATTTCACGCGACACACTGGAGACAACAAACTTAGGTGAATCAAGCAGAGCGTATGTGACTGGGTTGCGTGGCGCATCAGGTAGTGCGACTTTGTTATATGAAAACAGTCTGCTTGATGATGTCTACGCCAAAATCAATACCGATTCGCAAAGTAGTATTACCGCAACACTGACGCTGACCACAGGCAAGACGATTTCAGGCAGTGTGTTGATTACCAGTGTTGGCTCAACCGTGACTGTCGGTGACGTTACAAGCACAAATGTTGCATTTACGTTTACTGGTGACCTAACTATCCCCTCGACGTAATGGCAGTCCTCGGCACATTCGGCAAAGTAGTATTCAACCGTTCCGCACCTACGCCCGTTGCGGTTGATATTACTGCGCTCAATCAAGACAAAAATATTATTTCGCTGACGACAACAGGCTTCCGCAGTGGTGACCTGGTTGAGGTTGCCAGCATTGATAACTGGCCAAATGTAGATCTTGCTGATCCGCCATTAGTGCCGAGCTATGCGGATGTTTTTGACTATCCAGATTATCCTGAACTTGTTGGCTATAGCACTGCATATCCGTCGGAGTTGCTGCGGCCATATCGGTGGTTGGCAACTGAATACAACGATGCTTTGACTACTGAGAGTGGCGATATTATTGCTGTGCAATCGGATGAAGACGCAACGCCATATCGCAATCGGTTGTACGTGCATGTAGACGTACTAAATCGTCTTTCGTTCTATCGCACTCGTGCAGCGGCGCTGGCTGGCGCGAACGACGTAACACGCGATGGCATTGATCAATCTGACTTTACGCTGGACCCGACAGTTCCAATTGAACTGCGTTTGGTTAATGAGTGGAAGCTAGAGGCGTGCTTGCAAGGATGGAATTTAAGTTTAAATTCAAATGAAATCGACACTACTGGTCTTGGTGACAAGTTTTTTGATGGCGTTAAATCACTAATACAAGGCGGTGGTTCGTTCGATTTTTTGGTTGAACGCGAAGCAAACGACACTCGTGACACAGCAATTATTAATCAAAGGCAATACGCAAATGCTCGCTGCTTTGTTGAAGTAGACCAAAACATAACTTACAGCGATGCGGATATTGTTGGCACTGCTGGCAGTATTGAGGACTACGGCCCGAACTACAACGACGCAAGCTTGGATCCGGGCGTGACCGCCTATGACAACGCAGATATTACGCCACGCAATGCAATTGCGGTTTGGTCAGCTCAAGCGCTGGCAACTGTTGGCACCAGTAATTTGTTGCGCTTGCTTTTAAATACTAATGAACAGTCTGAAGCTGAAGCTCAATTCTGGATGATTGACAGCGATGTATTGAATCGCGATAGGTTGGAGCCCGGTGATCTGTACTACAAAGCTCAAGTGATGTTGACGAGCAGTGCTGTCAGTGTTAGGGCGGCAGACGTTATCACTGGTTCAGCCAGCTTCGTCACTGTGCGAGACGTACAGTTGTATGAAGGTTAGACTGTCTCCATATAGCGGCTGCACCATTAGCGCATGGCTAACGTCAAGATTTCCCAGCTAACGGCTCTTACTACGCCTGCTGCTGCCGACCTCGTGCCAGTAACAGATAGTAGCGCAAGTCAAACAAAACGCACCACTGTTGGCGAGATCGTCGGGATTATTAACGGTGATGTTGATGTGGCCGATGATGGAGCCGCAATCATCAGTGAACTACCAGTCTATAAATTGCAGGATGGCGATGCCCGGCAATTGCTGCAAACCGATGCCGCTGGTCTTGGTGTCGAATGGACCAGTGACGTAAATGTACCGGGAACGCTTGACGTAATTGGCGAAGCCACCCTTAGCAGTGCTGCCGTTTCTGACCTAACAGAGAATCGGGTTGTCATTGCTGGCGGTAGCGGTGAACTGGAAGACAGCTCCAACTTGACATTTAGCGGCACTGAGCTAGGCATCACTGGAACGCTCGACGTTAGTAGTGATTGCACAATCGGTGGCGATCTGACTGTTGAAGGAACGACAACAACAATTGAATCTCAAACGATAATAATTAAAGACAAAAATATCGAGCTAGGTGTTGTTGCATCGCCAAGTGATGCCACTGCCGACGGTGGTGGAATCACGCTCAAGGGTGGTGCTACTGACAAAACGATTAACTGGATTGATAGTACTGATGCGTGGACACTTAGCGAACATGTAAATATCGCTAGCGCCAAGGAATATCGGATTGATGGCACGAAAGTTCTAGACGCAACAAGTCTTGGCGGGGCTGTTGTTTCTTCTAGCTTGACGAGCGTTGGGACAATCGGGACTGGGGTTTGGAACGGTACTGCAATTGCAACGGCTTACATTGCTGACAGTGCAGTCACTAGCGCTAAGATTGCTGACGGCGCAATTGTCAATGCAGACATCAACGCATCAGCGGCTATTGCTGACACAAAGCTAGCCGCCATTTCGACCAGTGGAAAAGTTAGCAACAGCGCAACTACTGCAACAGCTGTAAACACAGCAGGAGCAATTGTTGCTCGTGACGGTTCGGGCAACTTTGCAGCTAGAACGGTTACGGCAGATTTAACCGGCAATGCTTCAACAGCGACCGCGCTTGAGACAGCTAGAAACATTGGCGGCGTTTCGTTTGATGGAACGGCAAGTATTAATTTGCCTGGCGTGAACGCTGCTGGATATCAAGATACCAGTGGAAACGCGGCTACATCTACAGCTCTCAGTTCAGCTCGGAACTTTGCTGTCACAGGCGATGTAACTGGTACGGTTAGCAGCGATCTAACCGGTGGCGCAAGTATTGCCACGTCGATCGCATCAGATGTCATTGTCAATGCAAACGTAAATGCTTCTGCGGGAATTGCTGGCACGAAGATCAATCCAGATTTCGGCAGCCAAGCTGTTACTACCACCGGCCTGATTTCTGCCAACGGGAAAGTTAGCTTCCCGCTTGGGACGGCTGCCCTGCCATCGCTGTATCCAGGGTCTAATACCAGCACTGGCATTTATTTCCCAGGCACAGACCAAGTAGCCATCAGCACCAATGGAGTTGCAAGGTTAATTGCCGATAACTCGGGAAATGTTCTTATAGGAGTAGCGGCTCCTTATACAAGTGGTGCGTATCTGCACGTACCCGTAGCAGGTTCCAGCAGAGGGGCTTGGGCAAGCAGTTCAGGCAGCTCCAGTTCAAGAAAACATATGAGGTTTGAGAACCCCAATGGTGAAGTCGGGTCAATTTCTACCAGTGGGACTGCTACCGCCTTTACAACTTCTTCTGATTACCGGCTGAAAGAAAATATTGTTCCACTGACTGACGCCGCAGATCGCGTCAACCAGCTCCAAGTTCACCGCTTCAACTTCCTCGCGGATCCTGACACCGTAGTTGACGGTTTCTTGGCCCACGAAGCGCAAGCAATCGTCCCTGAGTGCGTCACTGGCACAAAGGATGAGGTTGATGAAAACGGCAACCCCGTCTATCAAGGGATCGACCAATCCAAACTTGTTCCACTGCTAACGGCTGCACTCCAGGATGCAATTGGAGAGATTGAAACTCTTAAACAGCGTCTCACTGATGCTGATATTGCCTAGACATCGTAGTCTTACTTACTACACGCCTAGCGGCAAACCGCCCCGTGTTATAGCGGCGCTTCAGTCGCAAATCGATGAACAACGCGCACCAACCAAAACCGTCGGGGCCTTTGAACTGATTGCTGTCAAAAGAAGTAGACTTAATAGAAGGTTAGCCTTGATTAACGGCACTGCATTGTTATGACGCTGAAAATTACCCATAAGCACAGCACTACAGCTGGCACCCCTCCTGTAGCGGGTGACATTGATGTAGGCGAACTCGCGATCAATGCAGCAGACGCAGAGATTTACACTAAAGACACAAACGGCAATATCAAAAAATTCGCCAATGCGGAAATTACTGAAAATTCGGCGGGTGTAAACTTTACACAAGGCGGCACTGGTGCTGTAGAGCGCACCGTTGAATCAAAGCTGAAGGACACTGTAAGCGTTGAAGACTTTGGAGCCGTACCCGATGGGACAACCGACAATAAAACTATATTTGACAATGCCACTGCCAGATCAGGAGGGAAGCCTGTAAGTATTGCTAGTAATGGTTCTTTTACCTTCTCTAGTGATGTTGTTGGAAGATTTGATGATTATGGAATACTAGAAATCTCTGGCGATCGACGAATAATTGATTCCAAAAGCAGATTGAACGATGGCAATGCTGTACCTACTGATGTCACATTTGACTCAGCAGTGCCTACTCCTGCCTATGCAGCCACTTCGCCTAAAGCGTCTGATTTGTCTCTGAGGTATCTTTATGTCAGGAGCGCAGGCGCCACAGCAAGTGGCTTTGACGGTAGCGCGTCTCCGGTAACTGGGCAAGCAGTTGACCAAACAGCTGCTTTTACTGCGGCTAGTGATTTCCATGCAGATCGCATTGACTGGGTGTACTTAAGTGCTACTAATAATTCGTCAGACGCAAACATTGGTCAAGCATTAGGTCCAGGCACGATACCACCTGACACCGCATTGAAGACTGTTTCTGTTGATGGAGAGAATTTTGTAGCGGCATCACCTATTCCTGTAACTGGTGCTATCAATACGGCAACATCTTACCCTGCACGGGGTTACAAGCCATGGCAGTTTGGACTTTGGACGATTAACCCATACAATGGAACAGCTATTTCAAGAACATATCTATGGGCTAAAGGTGCCATAGACGCAGGTGCTCAAGCTGTGGTTATTGACGACATGGGTTCGATTGACCTGTATTCGTCACAAGGTAAATTCTTGGATGAAATGCGAATTGCCATGCCTGATAATACTTTGGCGCCATCAACTAGCGTAGGAGGATACACAAAAAACATGGCTCCTACAGCTGTTGCTTTTGATGTTAGCTCGTTCGATTATTTATCGTCACAGGATCAGTGGGCTCAGTTAGAGCTTAATGGGCAAAAAGCTGGATCCAGAAAAGTAATTTCGTCTGAATACATGCTCGAAGTTACTAATACAGATGGCGGATTGGAGGGTTACAAGAAAGCTTTTGCATTGGCCTATGCTAATGGCCAAATCTTCCAACTACCTTGGGATGTTTACTTGCATAATCAGTCAGGGCGACTTTACGCGACTGCTGCTGAATTTGCTAATTTCTCTGGATTTGTCAAAGCCTGCAAGGCTCAACTAGAAGGCTACGAGGGTGTTAATTACATAACAAGAGATTCAAGGCGAGATCCTAGATGGCAAAAAAGTCCGTTAGGTATTACAGATAATGCTAATAACTACAACTTAGCTGTAGTTGCTAGGGCCAAAGCTGGATCAAGCACTTGCGTGGTGCATGTAATAAATCAGGATTATCCTGACACGTCAACAGGCAATGTCAAAATAAGTCTTAGAAAAGATTCTGTAAATGGTACTATCACTGCTGTTGATGGGTTCAAGCCAAAAGATGCGGGATTTACTGGTGTTGGCAGAGATACTGTAACAGTCACAAAAACTGAAGACTCCGCCAATTACTTTTTTGAATTTGAATGCCCATCACCTTGGGTAATTCTTTCCCTCATCGCTTCCTAGGATCATGTCTCTTCCACAGTTTTCAATCGTCGAAAACGCAAATCAGCCTTTTCTAAAGGTTTTCGATAGCCGAGGCAATGAGTATTTGTCGCCCTTATTGCATTCAAATAACTGCAACCCAATTTACGCAACAAATGGTTTTGCGCCGTGGACAGTAGTGCGTCAGCCGTCTAACGATGCTTTGCTAGGTGACTCGGCTGGCAGCCTAATTCGGCCCAGAGTGGCGGATGTTGGTATTCGTTTGCCATCATCCCAAAACGCTGGTGTTTTCCTAAACCCTAATGGGACAAGCTACATAACATCTGGAAATTTTGAGTTAAGAGGCGCCACACAACCTACGGCTAGTTTTACAGCTAGAAGATTTGCTACTTCTCTGTTTGGCGGATTGGGGGGTGTTGCACTTTCTCAAAATCAATCCGTAAGTCTTGGCTATGGTTCTGCTCAGTTTACTGCTACAACTTCAGGGTCTGAAAACCCAGAATCTTTGCTTGCCTTAAACGCAAAATGGCAAGGCAGTGAAACTTTTAGTTTGAACTATGCAGGGAATTTAAGTATAAATAATATAAAGTTTGGCACTGCTAGTAATGACGTTGTGATTGATACGTCATCTGCGGACAGCTGGACTCCTGGCCTTTCAATCGGAGGAACAGCCCATACTGCTAGTAGCTCTAATGGCTACTATCGGCGGATTGGCGACATGGTGTTATTGACTGGGAATGTCGTTGTTGGGGCGATAGGCGCATCCACCGGAACTGTCGCTCTAACGGGAATCCCTGCGGGTATTGCCCCTAAAGACGTGACTGGCTCGATTATTGATTTCAGTGGCGGTATTTTCACCACCCTACGCCCTACCGCATATGCTGAAAAAAACTATTTTCTAATGTTTAACGCTTCAACTAATAATGTTGAATTGTATGTAGACAGCATATCTGACGCTAAATTAACCAGTAACGCTGATGAAACAGCTATTCAGCAGAACATGTCGTTACGATTTACTCTGAACTACATATGCCAGTAAAACCAAAGCCGCACGGCTACAATTATGGACAGTCACACGCTTAAAAACTGGCAGCGGGTCAAAGAAGCCCTTGAAAAAGCTGGCAAGACCGACTGCATGTTTTACCGGCGTGCAGTCGCAATTGTTGCTGGCAGGCCGGATCCCCTAAAATGACCTTGAAGCGGTTGCAGGATCTTGATTGAAATCGTCGCTGCAGCCGTAGGGGCAATGATTGGAATCGTGGGAGTTACCGCAGCAGGCTGGAGCAGCCGCAGCCGCAACAATCGAGATGAAGCCATCAGGCTAACGGTTGCAGTGGAATCAATTGGTGAGCGGTTGGATTCACTACATCAAGACATGAAGGCCGATCGTGCTGGCATCTATAAGCTCCTGAACGAACAGGGCAACAGAATCACAGCCCTTGAAGCCCGCGAGCCTTAGGATTAGATCACAGGTCAATCACTGAACAGCATGGAAGAAATCCTGACATCACCGATTACATGGATCATCGTTGCTGCCGCATCTGAAATTATTGCTCTATCACCAACGCTGAAATCAAATTCTGTAGTTCAGTTAGTTTTTTCTATCTTGCGTGCATTGAAAGCAAAAAAGGGCTGATCCCTGCCGGCGGGCGGTGGTTGTTTCGATTCTCGACGCGATCACCGTTTGAAGGATTGAAGCGCGAAATTCAACGTCGCAAATTCGAGGCAACGCTAAAGCCAAGGATTGACGCTGAGGTTGAGCTGTGGCACAAATCTCAGCCGCCGGCAATGCCGCCACCAACCCAAATAGACGATCTGCACATTAAATCGCCCTGGAATGACGAACAGTAAATCGATCAGCTTGGAGCAGCTGTTCCGCTACTACAAAGCGCTCCCGCATCAGGCTGCTGCAATTCAAGAGCTAGAGGCGGATCTAAGCAAAAACGGCTATGAAATCGCGATGCGTCGCGATCGGGGATGGTTCGCGACATGGAGCCAATCAGGGAAGCAGCGCAACTATCAAGCTGCGATTGAACTCATAAAACGATTTGAAGGGTTTCACCATGATGCGTATTTATGCCCGGCTGGGGTGTGGTCGATTGGGTGGGGGAACACGACAACGGCTGATGGTTCGCCGGTAGTTCCTGGTGATCGGATCAGCCAGGAGGATGGCGATGCACTTCTCCAAAAAACGATTGATGGCATTGTCTCGGCATTGGCTGGTTCAATCCCCTACTGGTCAGCAATGAAGGAGCATCAGCAATCGGCGCTGATCAGCTTTGCCTACAACCTGGGCGCTGGGTTTATGGGCGCAGAGGGATTTGAAACGATTAGCTCCGCGCTTCGTGCGAAAGACTGGCAGGCTGTTCCTGACGCGATGCTGCTCTACTGCAATCCTGGTAGTAATTTTGAGGCTGGCCTGACCCGCCGCCGGAAAGCCGAGGGCCAGTTATGGGCCGGTG